CAATTTCGTAGATTCTGTAACAGATACTAATAATAATTATTATGTATTTTTAGGTCTCAGTAATCCAGCAATTCTCGGTACAGATGGATCACCCTCTGAGACACTAGTGGGATTTGGTAGAACTGACACATGGAATAGTAGTCCACCAAATCCTATTGATAATATAAATCATAATTGGAATAATGGAAGTACTGCACTTTTCGGTAAAAAAATTACTAGTGGAGATATTCGAAGAGTTGTAAGAAAAGTCGATTGGAAGACTAATACTCCTTATGATATGTATAGGCAAGATTATAGTATTAATAATCTTGCTCCGGTTTCTAAAACTGCAAGATTATACGATGCTAATTATTTTGTAGTAAATAGTGATTATAATGTCTATATTTGTATAAGTAATGGTTCTTCAGGAAGTAGTAGTCAAATTCCAACATCTAAAAATGAACCAACCTTTACAGATTTAGAACCAACTTCTGCTGGAGCAGGAGATGATGATTATATTTGGAAATATTTATTTACTATATCACCTAGTGATATAGTAAAATTTGATTCTACAGAATATATTGTAGTTCCTAATGATTGGGCTACATCTACTAATTCTTCAATTCAAAGTGTAAGAGAAGCAGCAGATTCTCTTGTTAATTTTAATCAAATTAAAGAGGTATATATTAAAAAACCTGGATCTGGATATACTCCAGGACCTCATTCATGTGATATAGTAGGTGATGGTTCTGGTGGTAAAGTTTCAGTTACAGTGGATGCTGGAACGGGTACAATTAGTAAGGTTGTTGTTACTGCTGGTGGAAGTGGTTATACTTATGGGATGGTTGATTTAGGAAATGCTCGTACTGAGTCATACTCTGGGAATTTTGCTGAATTGATAGTTATTATTCCACCTTCTAGAGGTCATGGATATGATATTTATAAAGAATTAGGTGCAGAAAGAGTTTTAGTATATTCAAGATTTGATGATTCTACAAAAGATTTTCCTACTGATACTAAGTTTGCACAAGTCGGTTTTATAAAAAATCCATCAACTTATACTTCCAGAGATGTACTTTATACAGGATCTGAATATTCTTCCTTATATGGAATTAAATTTAAATCTACTAATACATCTGCATGGGGTACTAATATTCCAGTTATTGGATCTAAAATAACACAAACTAGATCAGATGGTAAGATAGCTAAAGGATATGTAGCATCTTATGATAAAACAACAAGTGTTTTGAAATATTATCAAGATAGATCCTTATATTACAATCAAACAACAGGTAATCAACAGGATTATATTGGAATAAGTACTGAAGGAGGAGTACATCCATTTGAGTCTGCTGATACCTCTGGAAATATTAATTTCGTTGGTCCTACAAGTCCAAGTCCTACACCAATGGATAAAACATTTACTGGACGTAATATTACATCTGGAGATCAGCAAATAGATTTAGGAGTTTATTTTACAAATGGTCTTTCTGAACCTCAGATAAATAAAACAACTGGTGATATTCTTTATATTGATAATAGAGAAGAAATTACTAGAAATCTTAGACAAAAAGAAGACATTAAAATTATTCTGGAATTTTAAAGAAACATGGCACAAGCAAAAGATTTAAATATTAGTCCTTATTATGATGACTTTGATCCCAGTAATGATTTTTATAAGGTTTTATTTAAACCAGGATTTCCTGTCCAAGCAAGAGAATTAACTAATTCACAATCTATTTTACAAAATCAAATAGAAAAATTTGGTGATCATATATTTAAAGAAGGGTCAGTGGTTATTCCTGGGTCTCCTAGTTATGATGGTAATTATCATGCTGTAAAAATTAATTCAACTCAATTTGGTATTGATGTATCATTATACAGTGATCAATTAATTGGAAAGGTTTTAGAAGGTCAAGTTTCTGGAGTAACTGCTTATGTAGATAATATTGTATTACCTGATGGTGGCGAAGTAGAAAATATAACATTGTATGTAAAGTATAGTAAGACTGGATTTGATAATGCATCATTGACGTTTGTAGATGGTGAAGCTTTATTAACAAAATCAAATATTGTGTATGGTAATACTACTATTGCCGCAGATACTGGAGTAGCTACTTTATTATCTTCTAATGCTCTTGCAATTGGTTCTGCAGCATTTATTGCTGAAGGTGTTTATTTTATAAGAGGAACTTTTGTAAATGTTAGTCAACAAACTATAATTTTAGATCATTATACAAATACACCATCTTATAAGGTTGGATTAAAAGTAACTGAAAGTATAGTTACTGCACAGGAGGATCCATCATTATATGATAATGCACAAGGATTTACTAATTATGCAGCACCTGGTGCGGATAGATTTAAAATTACTTTAACTCTCACTAAGAAATTATTAGATGATGATAGTGATGTAGAATTCTTCCAAATTATGAGAGTGAAGGATGGAATAGTTGATAAGGATCCAAGTACAACAAAATATGGACATATAGCACAAGAATTTGCTCGTAGAACTTATGAAGAATCTGGCAATTATGCATTAGATTCTTTTGATATATCTGTTGCCAATTCATTAAATAATGGAATGGGAAATGGTGGATTATTTTTTAGCACACAAAAAACTGATCAGGATAATACACCTTCTGATGATTTAATGTGCGTAAAAGTTTCTGATGGAGAAGCGTATGTTCAAGGATGGGAGGTAAATAAAACAGGATTAACAGTTATTGATGTTGATAAACCAAGAGACGTTGAAAAAATTAATAGTGAGAGTGTAGACTTTCAAATGGGAAAACGTTTTGTTGTTAATAATGTTTATGGTCAACCAGGATATAGAAAAAAAATAGAGTTATATAATGAAGTTAATACTACTGATTTAACAAAACCATCAACTGTTGGATATGAGCAGATAGGATGGGCAAGAATGTATTCATTAAATTCAAAGAATGCTACGTATACTGGTTCAAGTTCTGAATGGGATTTATATCTATGGGATGTTCAGATATTTACTAATCTAACTTGGAGTATCTCAGTTACATCTGCTGAGTTTCCTCAACATTCTATTGTTAAAGGGTTGAATAGTGGAGCAACTGGTTATATAGCAAATACTCCTTCTTCCACAAATAATAATCTTTATCAGGTAAATGGAACATTTATGTTGAATGAAGAAGTTAGTGTTAATGGAGTTCCTAGTAATGTTGTAATTAAATCCATTAATTCTCACAATGTCAAAGATGTTTTATCAGTTTGGCAAGATAAAACAGAAACAGGACTACCACAAAATTTCTCTGCAAATATATCTCTTAATGATTCTCCATTACCAAATGGAATTAATGAAATTAATATTACTGGTACTAATCCAGGAACTGTAAGAAGTGCTAATAATTTCATTACTGGTATTCAAACTGGAAATGTTATTAAATATATTAATTCTAATGATGATGTTCCAACATATAATAGAGTTACTTCGATTGATGCTAACGGTCAATCATTTCAGGTTAGTGCTGTGACGGGTAGTGGTGTGGATGGTGTTTTTAATAATGGAGTTGTTGCTGGAAATTATACTAATGTTAGTTTAGCTGAGGCAAATTTATGGTCTGGTGATAATGATGGTGGATTATATGAAGTTTTACCTAAATCGAATATATCTTCAGTTGATTTATCAAATTCAAATATGGTAGTGTGTGCTCAAGTAAGTGGTCAGTCTATTAGTGGTGCTGCTGCAACTGTCTCTATTAATGATGTTAAAGATGGTAGTCAAGTAGCAATTTCTACTGGATTTTTTGAACCTTATAGTTTGAGTAATTATTCTATTCATTATGGAGAGACTGATAATATAGCATTTGCAGGTACAGTAACTTCTGATAGTTTTAGTTTTTCTCAATTAAATGAAGCAGGTAGTGGAGGATCTTTGGTACAATTTACTGGGTTAACTGATGAGACTAGCAAAGCTTTAGTTAATGTTGCTGTAAAGAAACTGGGTATTAGAAGTAAAACAAAAAATTATGAAAGAAGTAAAATATTTTCCGTATCTCTTTCTAGAGAACAACAATCTGGATCTAATGAAAACAATAGTATTAATGATGGTCTGACTTATAATAATCAAGCATATGGTTTAAGAGTTCAAGATGAGGAAATATCATTAAATGTTCCTGATGTAGTTAAAGTATTATCGATATATGAATCTGTTAATGGGAGTCAACCTACTTTTGATACTCTATCATTTAATACAACTACAAATGTTTTAGGGAATGCAATAATTGGTGAAAATATTATAGGAGAAAATACTAATGCGATTGCAAGAGTAGTAACTAATAATAATACTTCACCATCTACAGGGGATGTTAATAAATTAGGTATTGTTTATTTAACAAGACAAACTTTTAATAGTACTGAAACTGTAAGATTTGAAGAATCTAATATTACAACACAAATACAAGGATTTAATTTAAGTTCATCTGATGGTCAATATCAAGATATTACATCATTTTATGCCTTAGATAAAGGTCAAAGAAATGAATTTTATGATTATTCTAGAATAGTTAGAAAGGATAATAGAATACCATCACAACAATTATTAATTGTTTATGATCGCTATACAGTTCCTGCAGATGATACTGGAGATGTTTTTACTGTATTAAGTTATAATAAAGATAGGTACAGTAATGATATTCCATTAATTGGACCGGCAAAAATAAGAGCAACAGATACTCTTGATTTTAGACCTAGAGTACCTGAGTTTACTGGAGATTCATCATCCCCATTTACATTTGAAGCACGAAATTCTATTTCTGCTACACAACCTCAATATTTATTGAAAAATAAAGAAACTTCGGTTTTAGGTTATGAATATTATCTTCCTAGAATTGATAAAATATACTTATCAAAATATGGCGAAATAAATGTTGCAAAAGGTCAATCTTCTTCTTCACCAAAATCTCCATCAATAGTTAATGATGCTATGGAGTTGGCTACTTTATTTTTACCACCTTATCTTTATAATCCAGATAATGTAGGAATAAGAATGGTAGATAACAGAAGATATACTATGAGAGATATTGGATTACTTGAAGATCGTGTTCAGAATTTAGAAGAAGTAACTACACTTTCTCTTCTTGAAGTAGCAACAGAATCTTTAACTATTCTAGATGCTAATGGAAATACCAGATATAAAAGTGGATTTTTTGTTGATAATTTTAGTACAACTGATAATATTGATACCCAACGTAGTAATATATCTGTTAATGAAATACTCGGTGAAATAAAACCGGTTTTAGTTGAAGAAAGTGTTAGTTTACAAGTAATGCCAGCTACACCAGTAGAAGAATCCCAATATGATACTGAAGTTAATTTTGAATTGATAGATCCTAATCTTAAAAAAGTCGGTAACAGAATATTTTTAAATTATGAAGAAATTCCTTGGATTAGCCAAAAATTTGCAACAAGAGTCCAAAATGTTAATCCACATCATGTTGTGATTTATAAAGGTACTATTACATTAACACCTTCACGGGATACTAAATGGACACGAACAGTTTATAAGTGGAAGAAAACACATTCATCATCAGAACCAAGCGTAACAATAAAACCAGCAGCACCAGCTAAGGACTGGTTAGATCATTTCTATGAAGACAACAATATTGCAGCTGTTGGTGGTCATCTGGACCAAGAAGCAAGAGACTACTGGATGGGAGAATTAGAAAGGCAGGGTGGGGATCTAGAGGCAACTAAACATATTATTAAAGGAACAGCTATAAATGAGAAGTCTTGGCAAAGTGAAAATGTAATAATAAGTCCTGTTATTGAAAATCCAATTAGCGAAAAACCTAAAAAGAAGAAGAAGAAGAGAAAAAAAGTTAAGACAACTGAAACTGTCTATATGAGAAATAGGAATGTTAAGATAGAGGGTATTAATTTTAAACCAGGTACTAGATATTATCAATTTCTTGGTGGAGTTTCTAATGTTGCATTTATTCCAAAATTACTAGAAATTGCAAGTGATGATTCCCTAGAGAATTATGGAACTGAAAATGGTGTATTTAAAGTAGGAGAAACAGTACAGGCCTTTCAAGTAGGTGGTCAACAACCAGCAATGACTTTTAGGGTTTGTAGCCCAAACCATAAAAAAGGTCCATTTAATAATCCTGATACTACATATCTTTATAATCCATATGATCGTAATGATGGTAGTTTATCTTCAGAATATACAAATTCAACACCTATATTAAATATTGATATTACTTCATTATGTAATGAATCTCAACCTATGTATACTGGATTAGTTTGGCCTCCTTATAGAGATGGGTTTGGTGATGCTCCGAAAATGTATTTATTAGGACAAACAAGTAATGCCAAAGCATGGGTCAAAGATGTTAGGATAATAGCAGATCTTTTTGGTGACATTCAAGGAAGTTTTTATTTACAGAATCCTTGGTTAGAACCTCCAGTACCAGCTAGAATTCCTGCTGGAAGGCAAATTTATAAACTTACTAGTAGTCCTACTAACGCAAAAATACTACCAAATAGTACAGTACAATCATCTGGACAAACAAGGTATGAATCTATGGGTATGGTACAAACTTATAGTAGAGATATTGAATCAGCATATACAAATGTAACATCTCCAAGCAGTACAGCACCTACTAATTCTAGTACACCAACATCCACAAAAATTGTTACATCCGTTGAAGAATATGACGATCCTCTTGCTCAATCATTCGTAGTTGGTGGCGAGATTCAAACTCCAACAGAAGGTCAGCCATTAGGTGATGATGATCATGGTGTTTTCTTAACTGCTATTGATTTATTTTTTGCTAATAAAGATAATAATAATAATCCATTAACAGTTCAACTTAGAACAATGGAATTAGGTACACCTACAATGTCTGTTATAGAAGGATCTACAGTTGAAATAAAACCTCAAGATATAGAGACTTCTACTGATGCAACAGTTGCTACAAAAGTTACATTTCCACAACCAGTTTATTTACCTTCCGGTACAGATTATGCGATTACTCTTCTTGCTCCAGAAAGTATGGAGTATGAGGTATGGTGTGCTCAAATGGGTGGGGTTACTGTTGAACCACAAAATGTACCTAATGTAACAGAAAGGATTTATAATAAACAATGGGCTTTGGGAAGTTTATTTAAATCTCAAAATGGATCAATTTGGACTGCTCAACAAAACGAAGATTTAAAATTCAATTTATATAAGGCTGAATTTACATCCGAATCAGGAACTTTATACTTATCTAATGCACCATTATCATCATCTACTGGTACAAATGTAGATCCCATAGACTTAACTGAATTGGGAAATAATCCTATTGTTACAATACCAAAAACTGGAAAGATTGGTATTTCTACTATTTTTAACGGAGATAGTAATCTTGAACATTTTACTGTAGGTAGAAAGGTTGTTGGATCAGGAAATAATAATGTTACTGCTTCTATTGTTTCTATTGGAAGTACAGTTAATGCCACAACCATTACAAGTGGAGGTGGAGGATATACACCAAATGCAACAACATCTACAGAAGTAAGTACATTTAATGTGGTAGGTAAAGGTTCTGGTTTAACTTTTAGTAATGTTGGAGCAAATGCTAGTGGTGAAATTGATGCTGCAGCAATTGCTAATGTAGGAACTGGTTATACTACAGGTGATGTTGTTGGTCTTACAACTGCAGATTTAGATGGAAGAATAGGTTCAGGTGCATTAGTATCAATTACCGCAATTAATGGTGTTGATACACTATATGTTTCTAACGTTCATGGAACTAATGGAACTGGTGGATTTAAAGAAGGAACTAATATAAGATATTATAATGATGATGGTGATATAACTTCACCTACACCTACTATTGAAATGTTGAATGGTGGATTAATTGTAGATGGTGCTCCATATGATGGACAACATTTTAAAGTTTATCAAAATAATCATGGAATGCATTCATCTCTTAATAAATTAAGATTGAGTAATATTAGTAGTAATTTAGAGACTACTAAAATTAGTGATCCCCTAGCTTCTAAGGATACTACAATTAGTGTAGCATCAACTACTACACCAAATTTAGATTTATTTGAAGGAGTTAAAGTTAGTGCCGCAAATACTGGATATATTTTAATTGATAATGAAATTATTGGATATGAGGAGGTTAATTCAAATTCACTTGCAACTCTTTCTAGAGGACAATTTGGTAGTGATGCTTCCACTATGCCTCATATTGCAAACACTCCTGTTCAAAAATATGAATTAAATGGTGTTTCTTTAGCTAGAATAAATAGGAACCATACTATTTCTTCTACAGGTATTGAATTAGATACTTATCATGTTAAAATTGATGATAGTGAAAATGGAAAATTAAGAAGTGGTGCTAATGAATCTGCAAATACAAGTAATCCATCAGAATTATCATTTAATAATGAGGGATTTTATGGTGGATCTTCTGCACTAGGTACACGAAATATACAATTTGAATCAGTGATACCTCAGTTTAAGATATGGGCTCCAGGTGAAGGTGCAACTAGTTATAATTTATCAATAAGAACTGTAAGTGGAACTAGTGTCGATGGAAATGAAGTATCCTTTGTAGATGAAGGATATTCTGCAATAGAACTTGATAAGAGGACTAAGTATACATCACCACGTCTTGTATGTTCTAAAATTAATGAAAATGAATATTTAGATAATATACAGCGTAATAAATCCGTTACAGTGGCAGTACAATTTAATACAACAGACAAGAGTGTGTCTCCAATATATTTTATGGATGAATCTAGTATTACATTCGAAACTAGTAATTTAAATAAACCAATTACAAATTATAGTAATAATAATTTAGTAAAATCTTCTTCTCTTGAGGATGATCCTAATAATTCAATCTATGTATCAAATAAAATTAGATTACAGAATCCTGCAGATTCGTTAAAAGTAATGTTTAATGCATATAGACATTCTTCTTCTGATATTAGAGTTTTATATAGTTTAATAAGACCTGATGATGATGAACAGGTATATAATAAATTCCAATTATTCCCTGGTTATGATAATTTAAGAGATACAACTGGGGATGGATTTGGTGATCAAGTAATAGACCCTAATAAAAATAATGGTACATCAGATGCTTTTGTTCCAGCAAGTAAGGATAATCAATTTTTAGAATATCAATATACTGCTGACAATTTAGGTGAATTTATTGGATATTCTATTAAGATTATTATGACAGGTACTAATCAGGCACATGTTCCCAAAATTAGTAAACTTCGTACTATTGCAATTAAATGATTAAAGTAGATGGACATTCACATTTATATCGTGATGAAAACACTGGTGCTATTATAAATCATAATGGCACTGATTATCAAAATCGCTTAATAAAAATTAAATCTACCGAAACACAAAAAGAAGATTTAAATAAAATGCGTGAAGATATTGATGAGTTGAAAAATCTTCTTAAGCAATTATTGGAAAAAAAAGATTGATTGATTTACAATATAAATAATAAGTAAGTATTCTTGTAAGAATAGATGGCAGCCGTATATGTTAGTAATCTTGTAATTAATACGGGAAGTACTTTTTCACAATCATTTAACTTAGAATCAACTGAGACTAATTCACCATTAGATTTAACTAATTATACTGGTGCCTCTCAGATGAGAAAATGGGCTGGTGCTTCAGCAAAAACTGATTTTACCGTAACCATACCAGAACCAAAAACTTCAGGGACAATTGGAATAGCTTTAACATCCGGTCAAACTGCGGATTTAAAGGCTGGTAGATATGTTTATAATATTTTGATTACACATACTGGAAATAATACTACTGATAGTGTAGTTGAGGGGATGGTTCTTGTAAGGGAAGGAGTGACTAGATAATGGCAGTAAAGGCATCGGTAAATACTCAAAATCAAACAACAGTTAGGGTAGGACAACAAAATGCCATAAGGGTTAGTTCTACTGCGGCTGGAATAAATGCTGCTGATACAGCAACTACTGCGGTAAATGTTGTTGGTGGAAGGGTTGATGTCGCACAATTAGCAGTTTCTGGACTTTCTACATTTACTGGAATAGGATCATTTGTTAGTGATTTGTATGTTGGTGGAGATTTATATCTTACTGATGATTTAGTTCTGGATAATATTAGTGGTAGTAGTTTAGATATTAGTGGAATTTCCAGTTTAGGTATTACATCAGCAACTGATTTAGAAGCACAACAATTAAGTATATCTGGTATTTCTACATTTAATGAGGATGTAAAATTTACTGGTAATGATACCAATATGAGATGGAATCACGATACAAGTGATTTAACTTTATATGATAGTACTCGACTAGAATTCGGAAGTAATAAAGATTTTGAGATATGGCATGGAGGTTCTCATACCTTCATGAAAAATAGTGGTGGTGATCTCAGAATTCGTGGTGATAAAATATTACTTAAAAGGGCAGATGATACTGAGAGATATCTTGAAGCTAATGTTAATAATGAGGTAAAATTATTCTTTAATGGTAATGAGAAATTTACCACCACTTTACAGGGTGTTGAAATAGGTACTGTTGCTATTTCAACAGTTGGATTTGTTACTGCTACTGATGTGTGGGTTTCTGGTGCTGTTACTGCTAGTAATATTAATATATCAGGTATTTCTACCTTTGCTGGTATAACAACAGTTACTGGTCATACTTTATTCACAAAACAGTTAAGTGTATCTGGTTTATCTACATATATTGGGGTGGCCACTTATAAAAGTGATGTATTCATTGATGGAACATTAACTGCTGGAGCTATAGACGGAGGAACTTACTAATGGCAAAACCAACAACCCGACAAGAACTTAAAGATTATTGTTTAAGACAATTAGGTGCTCCTGTATTGGAAGTTAATGTTGATGATGATCAAGTAGAAGATTTGATGGATGATGCTATACAACTCTTTAATGAGCGTCATTTTGATGGTGTTGAGAGGATGTATTTAAAATATAAATTGACACAAGATGATATTGATAGAGGAAAAGCAGATCCAACAACAGGAGTAGGAATTGTAACAACAACAGCAAGTTCTACTAATGTTAGTGGAATGGGAACGATAACTTCTAATTGGTATGAAAATTCTAATTTCCTTCAGGTTCCAGATTCTGTAATTGGTGTAGAAAAGATATTTAAGTTTGATAGTAGCACTATATCATCTGGAATGTTTAGTGTTAAATATCAATTATTTTTGAATGATATGTATAATTTTAATTCTATAGATTTACTTCAATATTCTATGGTAAAAACATATTTGGAGGATATAGATTTTCTACTTACAACAGATAAACAAATAAGATTTAATAAAAGACAAGATAGATTATATTTGGATATTGATTGGGCTTCTGAAACTGCTGATACTTATATTGTTCTCGATTGCTATAGAGCATTAGATCCTACTAATTATGCAGGTGTGTATAATGATAGTTTTCTTAAAAAATATTTAACTGCTTTGATTAAACGTCAATGGGGTCAGAATCTAATTAAGTTTAGAGGAGTTAAATTACCAGGTGGAATTGAGTTTAATGGAAGAGAAATATATGATGATGGTCAAAGAGATTTGGATGATATTAAAGAAAGAATGGCTTCGGAATATGAATTACCACCTTTAGATTTGATAGGATAAAATAATGCCCTTAAATCCCTTTTTTCTACAAGGTTCTCAAGGAGAACAACGCCTCGTTCAAGATATTATTAATGAACAATTGAGGATGTATGGGATTGAGGTGCTTTATTTACCAAGAAAAATTGTTAAAACTGATGATATTTTTAGAGAAGTAGAATCTTCTGGTTTTAGTGATAATTTTGCCATAGAAGCATATGTGAATACCTATGAAGGGTATACAGGTGCTGGTGATATAATGACAAAATTTGGAATGAGTCTTAAAGATGATTTAGTAGTTACTATTTCCAAAGAAAGATTTGAAGATTTTATTGGGCCATTTTTACAACAAATGCCTGATAGTGAAATAATTGTAGATACTAGACCAAGAGAAGGAGATTTAATATATTTCCCATTAGGTAAGAGAATTTTTGAAGTTAAATTTGTAGAGCATGAAAAACCTTTTTATCAATTGGGTAAAAATTATGTTTATGAACTACAGTGTGAACTATTCGAACTTGAAGATGAGATGGGTGGATGGGATCAACTCAGTACCACCAGTGAGGAGATTGATGATACATTAAGTAGTTTTGGTTATATGACAGAACTACAATTGATTTCTATAGGTTCCACAGCAACATTAGGAGTAACTACTTCCACAGGATATATACGAAATATTATATTGAATAATGATGGTTATGATTATACCCAAGTACCTACAGTTGCTATAACCACTGCACCAGCAGGAGGAACAGATGCAACCGCAGTTGCGATAACTACAAGTATTAATAATGTATATTCTGTTAAGGAGATATTATTAACAAATACTGGTGCTGGATATACTGTTGCTCCAACAGTTACAATAGTTAGTACCGCAACAACGGCAACTAATGGTACAACTACTTATCATGGTGTTGGTGCTGCAGCAACCGCTACTTTGGTTACTTCTAATTCTGGTATTACGTCAGTTACTATTACTAGTAGTGGTAGTGGATATCCTACAGCACCTGAATTATATTTCAATACACCAACTTCAGGAGTTGGTACTGCAACTGGTAAGGTAGTTATTAATACTGATAATAGTATTACTCAGGTATTAATATCTGATGCGGGTATTGGTTATACTGCAGGAACTGGAATAGCAACAGTTGCATCACCACCAATAATAACTGGTATTGGTACTTACTTCTTTAACGATGTTGTAACTGGTTCTCTTTCTGGTGCTAAGGGTAGAGTGAAGAGTTGGGATAAGGATGAGAATATTCTTAAACTTGGAACTACCGATGGTACATTTATCGCAGGTGATATTGCCATAGGTTCTACAGGTACTCCACCTCCAGAATATACTATTGATTATGTTAAGTCAGCTGAATATGAAGATAAATATGATCAGAGCGATGAAATAGAGGCAGAAGCAGATGCTATTCTGGACTTTAGTGAATCCAATCCATTCGGACAAGTATAATGTTAGGTACTTATTATTATCACGAAATTATTAGAAAAACCATTATTGCTTTTGGTACTGTTTTTAATCAGTTAGATATAAGGCATAGTGATGGAGCAGGTGATACTTATAGTGAACTAAAGGTTCCTTTATCTTATGGACCTGCTCAGAAATTTTTAGCAAGACTTGAGCAACAGGCAAATTTAGATAAACCTGTTCAAACAACATTGCCCAGAATGTCATTTGAAATGAATTCAGTTTCTTATGACCCTACAAGAAAAGCAGGTGTAACTCAAACATTTAAGACATCTGATGGAACCAATTTAAAAAAGGTTTATATGCCTGTTCCATATAATATTGGATTTGAGTTGAGTGTTTTTACTAAACTAAATGATGATGCCTTACAGATTGTAGAGCAGATTTTACCATATTTCCAACCTTCATTTAATTTAACTGTAGATTTGGTTAGTTCTATTGGTGAAAAAAGAGATATTCCATTAATTTTAGATAACATAGCATTCCAAGATGATTATGAAGGAGATTTTTCCACAAGAAGAGCATTAATTTATACTTTAAACTTTACGGCAAAGACTTATCTATTCGGTCCTATTGCTGCTAGTACAGAAGGACTTATTAAGAAAGTTCAGACTGATATGTACGCAAGTACTAAGACTACAACTGCGAAGAGAGAAATGAGATATACAGTAACACCAAATCCAATTGATGCTGGTCCTGCAGATGACTTTGGATTTAGTGAAGATTGGCAAGATGTTTCTGCCTCATCTGATAATTTCCAATCAGGTAAAACTTATAGTCCAACACAACAAAAGGATATTTAATAATTATGTCTAGTTATGATCCTATTGATGAAGCACTTAACACTAACAGTAGTATTGAAGTATCCAATACTCCTGAAAATGGGTGTGTAAGAAGAAAAGATGAAATGAGAGATGTTAGTGAAGA